TGCGATGAGAATCGCGCCTCACATACTCGGAGGCACCTTGACGGGTGTCGAACAGTATTACGTCAAGTACATGACGACTCTGCTGGAGAACGGTATCTCCCATTTTAGTCTTCCTTCAGTGATAGGGCGTATCGCCATACTCCAAGAGGCAGGCTTTAAAGCGCGTTGTATTGCTAATCCAGGACGTGCCTGGCAACAGGCATTTGGCCCGTTGTTCCGTTACTTGGAACGTCTCAGCAATGAGATCCCAGGGAACTGGGCGATGGACCAGGAGGCGGGTCGCGTCGCGGCCAGAGAGATGATGCAGAAGTACTCGTACGCCTGCAGTATCGATTTGGAGGGCGCCAGCGATAATATACCGCTAGAGCTTCAAATCTATGTCCTACAGAAGCTCGGAGTCGATGAGGAGTGGATTGAACTTGTTCAGTTCTGCTCCCAGGGTATGTGGATTCTACCGAGGGAGGTGCGCGAAACCGCGGCCTCGCTTAAGAAACGAGATGTCCAGAAATGGCCATTTCTCTCGGGACTGAGTGAAGAGAACTTCGTTCAGTGGTACCAAGGACAGCCACTTGGGCTACGGTTCAGTTTTCATCTCTTCTCCCTAACGTTGGGATTGATCTATGAGGGGGTAACCTACTCTCTGAGAGATTCTGACTTCAGGGATCCATACAAGGAATGTAAGAGGGTGCAGGTGGGGGACGACCTCGTCCTGTTCGATAAACTGGAGAGCGACCTGATCCAGGACCTTTTACAGTCCGTGGGGATACCGGTCTCCAAAGATAAAACTTTGGAGTCAGATCGGTTTCTCGAGTTCACATCCCGCCTAGTATCATCTAGCGGAATCATTTCTGCTCCCAAGTGGAAGGCTTTCGATGATGATAACTTCTTCGACTTTGCAAAAGCGTATGGGCCCACGACACTCTGGGTTTATCCCTGGAAGTGGCGTCGGTTGATATACCTTTTGGAGAACGTCCCCGAGAAGTATGGGGGACTTGGGTGGAATCCTCTCGGTTTGTCCGAGTGGGAGAGATCTCAAGCCATCCTCTCTTACAAAGAGGATCTCCCTGTGCTTCCTAGCGTTAAGCTGGAGGCAGCTGGTGCACGAGCTAGAGCCCTCTTTTATCAGAGTGGCTTAGCGCGCCTCGAAACGGGTGCGTCGCTTGTGAACGTAAGCGACTTTACGGCTGACGACCTGTCAGCCCAATGGGTGGTTCGGACCATATGGAACGCATCTTTAAGTTCCATTGAGTCCCTAACCAGGGACTTACCGACACTGCTCACGCTTGCGCGTGATATGCTGCGGAAAGTCAAGCTCAAAGAGGACATCCGTCCCCTTCTGCGTGTTTTACGCACGTGGATTCCGGATTTCGGTGGGACCGGTGACCCGTCAGACTACGATTATTGGGAGGAGATTGTCTCCCAGATGGTGACCCTCCTTGAGTCTAATCTCTTGGTGGAGCCGCGAACTGGGGCTTCAAAGGTGATTTCCAAACGCCGTCAGCTTGAGCGCCTCGTGCGGTTGAGCGGCCTGGGCTAGTCTGATGCATCCCTTGGAAAAGGGTTAAATGCATGGTGCTAACAACACCAGGTGTGGCACACCAAAAAAGCTCGTCATTAGAGAAGCCCTTCAGAAAGGCTGACGTTAAT